ATGAACTTACTACGTGAAGTGCTGCTTGCCAATCTGATCAAACACGGCATTACAGAGGCATGCGGCAAACCGGTGGAAGAAGCCACGTTAGCCGAATTGCAGGATGAATGGGGACGTTTTGAACTGCAGCGCAATCGGACTCCGGCGTGAGGAGGGGTATGATGCAGACACTTGATAAGCAGTTAATTCGATTTACGGTTTACGGCGAACCAGTTGCTCAGGGACGGCCGCGCGCAGCAAATATTGCTGGTCATATCCGAATGTACGACCCGCAGAAGTCACGTGATTACAAAGATTTCGTGAAACTGGTAGCAAGCGAATATGCACCGGATAAGCTTGTCGAAGGACCATTGCGACTACAGGTGAAGGTATACCGTCCAATTCCGAAATCCTTCAGCAAGAAAAAGGCATCTTTAGCGGAAGCCGGAGGAATACGCCCCACATCCAAACCGGACGCTGACAACTATCTTAAGGGAGTAAAGGACGCTCTTAAAAATATCATCTGGAAGGACGATTCGCAGGTGGTTGAGGTAATGGTTGGCAAATGGTACAGCGATCGGCCGCGGGTCGAGATCAGCATTCAAGAAATCTAATACCAAGGGAGGGTGTGGAAGATGAGCTGTCCCCCCTCACCATTCCAAATATGGGAGGAATATAGAATGCCGTACATTGATTTCAAATCTGTTGTCAAGAAAGTGAATTTGAAACCGGGTGGCAAGAAAGAAATCGTGTTGGAGGTATCGGATAACGGCCTGGACGGAAAGCTCGACAGCCTCTCCGAGATGATCGATTGCAAGGTTGACGTGTCGATGGAATCCCTGATTGTTAACTACAACGTCACGATTAATGCGAAGACAAATGAGCCCCTGAAAACGTACAAAGTGGATGATAAGGGCGTTGTTTCGGAAGTTAAGCCACAAGGGGAACAAATTGAAGCAGAACTGGGCCTGCCCCCAGAAAAGGTACCTACCAAAGAACAAACAGAGCAGGCCGAATTGGAAGTTATTGATGACTTTATTACCAGCGGTATGTCACCTAGCTATGAAGACCTGCCATATGACTTCCAAAGCATCATCAAGCGTAAATACGATGGCGAAACCTACATGAAGATGGCAAGTGAGCTTGGTATCTCCAGCGGGAAGATTGTCGAACTGGTCGATGAGTATCGGAAGCGTGTCGCCCCACTTGCAATGAAATGGAATGAGTGGAGACAAGGGAAAGACAAAGCAGAGCCTCAAGGTGGTAAAGCCGAGGCAACTGGTAACAATCCTGAACCCGAAGCGAAGCAGGAAAACGACAGCGATTCTGAACAGGGCGACAATTCACAAACCACAGGTGGATCAGATGATTCCGAAGAGCCTGCTGCTTCCGTTGATAAAGAGGCACTTGAGCAGTTTATTTTGAGCGGACAAGCCCCTGTTTTTGCAGATATCCCCTTCGACTTCCCGAGCCTGTTAAAACGCAAGTTGGCCGGAGAAACATGGATGCAGATCGCGAACTCGATCGGTGAGTCGTCGACGAAAATGCAGAGTGCCTGGTCCAAATACAAAAAGCTGGTCGCTGAGCATATGACAAAATCCAACAACGACGGGGAACAAGGGGCAGCGTAATGCTGCTCCCTTCCTGAAAGGTGGGGAAATGTATGCCAGCAGTAAAACCGAAACCAAACCATCCCTGGAGACGATCCTGCATTCTCCGGCGGGATGTGAACGAATTTATCAAGCAATCAGGCACCAACTCATGGGTGAATAACTACAAAATTGGTGGCGGCATGCAGCCTTGGAACGGGAGGATTTAAGGGACGGTTATTCGATGAGATCAGTGCATTGAGGAAAAAGGTGAAGGAGCTGGAAGATGAGCTGAGATACGGCGGAAATAAGGGTGAACAGCTAGCTCTAATCAAAGAAGCTGCCGAAAAAGCAGGTATTAATACCAATCGCAGATGGTGGCCGGACGATGTTGTACAAATGCTTGGACAAGGCATGCACCCCGATATGAAACATGCGATTGAGCGGATCAAGAGAGAAGTTGACGTGGTGACGAAATTGGTCCAGGTATCCAGGCAGTAAGCACGTGTTAACAAAACGGTAAGGGTGAGAAGAGCAGTGATAAAAACATCCGACAATATCATTAACAAGGCGATGTTCAAATCTGAACGTGAGGAATGGGAAACCCCACAAGAGTTTTTTGACAAGCTCAATGATGAGTTTGGCTTTCAACTAGACGTGTGCGCTTTACCAACAAACGCGAAATGTGAAAGATACTTCACACCAGATGATGACGGTTTACATCAAGAGTGGACAGGTGTTTGCTGGATGAATCCACCATACGGCAGAGAGATCGGTAAATGGGTCAAGAAAGCCTACGAGTCTGCCAAGCAAGGAGCGACTGTTGTGTGCTTGCTACCAGCTCGTACTGATGTGAAGTGGTGGCATGACTACTGCATGAAGGCTGAGATCAGACTGGTACGAGGTCGTATGAAGTTTGTTGGAGCTGACAATATGGCACCTTTTCCAAACGCGGTTGTGATTTTCAGCCCAGCATCGGCTGGTTGCTCATATAAAGCGATTGATAAGTGATAAACACCAAGACGCTGATAAAAAATAGCCCCCTTCTCCGGGAGCCCAAGGTATTTCGGCCAAGAAAATTATACCATTGGAACCGGACAAGGGGGAATGGGAGATGAGCGCTCCAGAGCAATTATCCTTTCTGCAACCAGTGAACGAAAGAGAGGTCCGTAAAGCTGTTGTAAAAGAGCTGAAGGCATACAAAGCCCTCCGTGTCGCCGTACAAAACAAACAAGAGCAGACCGAGAAGGGGATTGATCAGCTGTTTCCACGGTTGCATCAGTCAGAAACAAAAAACGACCTGAAAGCGAGACAGATCGAGCGGGCACTCCAATATTCGCTGGATGAAATAGAGAGGAAGATCATCGAGGAGAAGTATCTCAGCCCGGCCAGAGTGAACGACATTAACGTATACCTGGACTTGGGACTGACGAAAGACCAATACTATATCAAAAAGCGAGAGGCGATATTCCAGCTTGCGACGGCACTCAGGATCATTTGAGTGCCGTTTTTTCATATCTCGAAAAAAAGTCCGACAAAAAGTAGGACAAAACCCGGAGAAAATTATGGACAAAATGCTGGACGTTTTTCTTTGGTCGGATCGGTACCCTTGAGTTAAGAGTTTTGCTCTTGGGAGATACCGTATCCTCCCTTATCAACGACGGTACTCGGGGCGATACGTAGGGGCGATGAGTGTTGCAGTCGAACGGGCAGAGCAACAGGAGTCCTATATGCGCGCATGACGACAAGAGCATGCACACTCCAAAAGGGTGTAAGGTGCGGCGGGCGCTACGGAGGATGCAGATTTTTATGTATCTTTTGTTCTGCGTTTTTTGTGTCTGTCGCGCTCGCGAATCACATCGACTCCCGTCTGCCTGGGTGATCGTTGAGTGATAAAAATTAGGGGGATGTAGTGGACAGGGAATATTCTTGCGAGGGTAGGCCACCGCGCTCCTCGATCCCTGTCCAGTACCTCTCATATCCGATACGCCGATCCTCCCCAAGAGTGCAGTGGACGTGTCATTGCCGGCAAGCAAGGGGCAAACTTGCTGGTTCGGGCTTGCAGGCCCAGCTGCACCACCTCCAACAGTCTGTGACCGCAGCAGGCATAAGGATCGGCTCGCGGCGGAGACCCCTGCCGTAGTAAGTGGGGGTAGACAAATTTTAATCCTATCATCAAAATAGGAATGGGAGGTATGAAATGGAGAAAAAGAAGAATTTTCCCGAAACGAAAGACTTTATTTATTGGATGCTTATATTAATAATCTTCATTGTTGTTATTTCCGTGTGGAAGACAAATGAACCCAAAGTTTTAAACGACCAATTATCATTAGGAGCAACCATCTTTTCAATTTTATTGGCGGTAGTGGCTGTCATATTACCTTATATTCAAGCAAATGAAACTGCAAGGCAGCATTCACAAGTGCTATCCGAGATGAATAAAATTTCGGAAAATATAATTGCTTTAAATAACATGAAGCATGAGCTCAGCGAAAATATTAAGCTGCAGGCAGCTATTGCCGACGATGTAGCTAAGTCTCTTGAAAAGATGAAGAGCGCAACTTCTGATGCTGAAACAAAGGAACGAGCTGATGAAGGACTTATTATTTGGAGTAAGACTAGAAATCGGATGGAAGAAATGCAAAATCAAAGTATTCTTCCATCGCAAATTATAGTCACAAATAGCAAAGACAAAGACATTTTGAAGTGGAATAAGACCGATACATAAGCACCCAAGCGGTGCTTTTTTATGGAGGTGGGTGAGATGTAGTGAGACAATTCGTTGACCCAGAAACCGGTGAAGTTTTCTACGAGGAGCAAATCCTCCGGCGCCCTGACGAGATCGTCAAAGTTTTCCGTCCAGCAGGGCGCAGCGCAAAATTCGTTAAGATCAAAGCCAGCCAGAAGGCAAAGCGACGGCTTAGGAAGCTATCACTCGCTGAGGCTGGTTTTTTGCTGAAGATCATCCCTTATGCCAGCGAGGGGACGAATCTTCTTGAAGGAGACAATGAGCGTGGCCAGAAAGGAATACCGCTCACCGTCAAGGACCTCGCCAGAGTTGCCGACTGCTCCTATCCGCAGGCACGAAAGATCGTCAAGTTATTCATCGAGCAGCGGATTCTCCGTCGCGTCGAGACTGACGGCAGGACGGCACTGGCAATCAACCCGCTATTCTCGCTTAACGGGAAAGCAGCGGAAACATCTCTCCTGCAGCTATTCAGACGGGAGATCACGGAGGCCGGGGAAGACCCGAATTCCGAATAGGGGGTCGCCGGAAGCACAAAGGCTCAGAAGCCTTGGCACTCTAAGCACGACCGTAGATTTTGGTAGTGATACAAAACGTATACTTTTTCGCTCGAAAAGTAGTCGATTCGTAGCTCTCAAAAAAACGATGTCAGCCCTTTCCTCTCAAGGCATTCAGCCGTTTTCGGGCTGGCAATATTCTTTATTCTTACTACTATTGCCAGAAGGAGCAGAAAAGCATGGATATACGAAAAATACCTGTCTCTTTGATCAACCCAGCTCCGTACAATCCAAGGATTGATCTGCAGCCTGGTGATCCCGATTACGAAAAACTGAAACGCTCTATCGAGGATTTTGGCTACGTTGAGCCGATCGTTTGGAATGAACGAACAGGCAACCTCGTAGGCGGGCATCAGCGATACAAGATTCTTGTCAACGAACAGGGCGCCACTGAGGTAGAGGTATCAGTTGTCGATTTGGACGAGACCAGGGAGAAGGCACTCAATCTCGCTTTGAACAAAATCAGTGGCGATTGGGATGACGAGAAGCTTGCTCAAGTGCTTGCAGAGCTGAGGGATGAACTTGACGTCACGCTTACCGGTTTTGACACGGAAGAAGCCGACAAGTTGATCGAACAGTATACGTTCAAGACCGATGCAGACGCGGAGTTCACCAACAAGGAGCTCGACCTGGACGATTTCGCAGAGGACAAATTTGATTGCCAGTGCCCGCGCTGCGGATTCGTCTTTAATCCCAAAGACACGATCCCTGTTGAAGAAGGGCATGACGATGATGAAGCGTGAATGGGATTGGAGCCTGGCCGATCTACCCAGCGTCCCTAAGAATGGGCGCAAAGTTTTCTCCTGCTTCTCCTGCGGTGGAGGATCGACCATGGGGTACAAGTTGGCTGGATATGAAATGCTGGGAAATGTTGAAATCGACCCGCAAATGATGGCTCTCTACAAGCGGAATCACAAACCACGTTTTCCGTTTCAGATGCCGATTCAGGAGTTTAAGGAAATTCCTGATGACCAGCTGCCGGCGGAACTGTTCGACCTCGATATCCTGGATGGCTCCCCTCCATGCAGCGTTTTCTCGACAGCAGGTAAGCGCGAGAAGAAATGGGGCAAGGAACATCATTTTCGGGAAGGTCAGGCAAAACAAAAGCTGGATGATCTGTTCTTTGATTTTCTGGATGTCGTTGAGAAGCTTCGCCCGCGGGTAGTCGTAGCGGAAAACGTCAGGGGAATGATCATTGGGCTGGCAAAGGGATATGTCTCATTGGTAAAGCGGAGATTTGAAGAGTTGGGCTATCGAGCTCAGCTTTTTTTGTTGAACTCAGCAACGATGGGTGTCCCTCAGAAGCGAGAACGCATTTTTTTCATTGCTCATCGACGGGATCTGCAGCTTCCAAAGCTTTCCCTACAATTTCAGGAACGGCCTGTGCTATACAAAGAGGTTCGATCCGGTAGAGGGCGACCGCTTGATCCAAACAGCTTGACGTACAAGAGGTGGTTAAAACGGCGACCTCGTGACGACAGCTTTGGGGATATCACGGAACGCATTGAGGGCAAGGTCAGGAATTTTAACTCGATTTTGGTTAAGGATGACCGTGTCCCCAATACGATCGCGAGCCATTCTTGCTTTATCCGCTATGATGAGCCCTATTTTATCAGCGACATGGACATCATTCGCATTCAGACATTCCCTCGTGATTATGATTTCATGGGTGCAGATGTTCAATATGTGTGCGGCATGTCTGTCCCTCCATTGATGATGAAAGGGATCGCGAGCGCAATCTACGATCAGTGGCTTTCCAGAGTGTAAATGAAAAGGGAGGACGCTCCAACGCCCTCCCAGATCCACCGAGATACCCCGGCAGAGATAGCGAAACCCTGCGGCCGCAGATTCCTGAACTCGCTATCTCGTTTTCCATTTTACAGGAAAGCTGAGGGTGTCTCAATGAAAAAAGCAAACGAATGTTCTCCTTCTGTTCCTGACGACCTGCTTCTACAGCATGAAATTGAAGTGTTGGAAAGCATCTTGGAATCAAAGGCGCAGTACAGGAAAGTCGTCAAAGCTGCCATCGGCAAATGGGTCAAAGACTTCCAATCCGGTCACATCGAGATCAAAACGGTTGACGATTTGAAGAAGCTGATTGAACTTGACATTGAGCTGCAGAAGGATGGATTTTTTTAAAGGAAATGTTTTACTCCTGTCGAAATATGCAGACAGGAGGGATTGAAAATGAATGCACAAACACTTACTTGCCCTAGCCCGAATTGTAGTTCTGCAGACTATGGTATCGTGAATTCACAAAAAGTTAGGCATCCTCAATATGGATTGCTAGTAATTGAATTAAGACAATGTTTAAAATGTGGCCGACGATATGGAATCGCAAATAACGGAGTAACTGAGTTTCATTGGCCTTTACCGTAGTACCTCATAAATACTTTCGTTTTATTAAACAAATTTATTTAAATTGTATGGAGGATGTTTCCGAAAGATATTTATTTGTTGAAGGACTTACAATGACCAAACTATTAGTATAGGGGGTAATTTTTGATGACTGGAAATGTTACCTGTTCCAATTGTAAAGCAATCAACAATATTTTTTGGGAATATAAAAGTGCGCAAAGGGATTCGTATAGTATTCCGTGCCAATGGTGTGGTTGGACATTGGAATATGTAAGTGACTCAACGGATGAATATGGGAGTAAATTGATAACTGAGGGAGTTGAAGAGAAAAAGAAACCGAATTTAAGAGGAGGAAAATCTTGGCTTCCATAGGTGGAGCCTTTTTCTTTTTTGAAAACAACACAACACAAAATCGAGTCCGGAGGTGGGGTGAGATGTAATGCCGAGGGAAAGAAATCCCAATCGTGATAAAGCATACAAGATTTGGCTTGAACACAACGGAGACATAACAAATCGCCAGATCGCGGAAATGCTTGGAGAGAATGAAAAGGTCATTGCTGTGTGGAAGCAGCGTGACAAATGGAATGTTGTACAACAATCACCTGATGAAAGTTGTACAACAAAGAAACGGGGCGCGCCGAAAGGCAACAAGAACGCCGTAGGAAACGGCGGGGGCGCTCCCCCCGGGAACAAAAATGCTGTCGGAAACAGCGGCGGGGCTCCGCCACGAAACACCAATGCGGTGAGGACAGGGGAACATCAATCAATATGGATGGACGCTCTGACTCCTGAGCAGGCGGAAGTGCTTGATCGCATCGACCTCAATCCTGTCAGCCAAGCAGATGATGAAATTCGTTTGCTGGCTTGGCGTGAACGCGAGATGATGATGCGCATTCGCAAACTGACTGAAGGACTGACCGAGAAGCAACGGCGTGTCCTCCAGGAGAGATTGACCATCAAAGAGCCGGTGCAAGTTCATGACGAGAAATCCGGGGAAACGAAAACCTTCATCCGTTCCCGCGACGAGCTGGTCACAACGGAGATCGAGGAGACCGAGTACCGAGCAATCGAGGATATTCTCGCTTTGGAAGAAGCCTTGACCCGCGTCCAGGACAAAAAATTAAAGGCCATTCAATTGAAGGCGCAGTTGGTCAACAATGGCGGTGGTCCTGAGAAGGAAATCATCGTGCGGAGGTGGTCACGTGACAAGCCTAATGCTTGATCCTTTCACGGATTGGACTCCTCATGCAAAACAGATTGAGGTCATGGAGTGCGACGCTCGAAATGTGGTCATGAACTGCGGTCGTCGTGGTGGAAAGACCAACGTAGGGGCACGCAAATTCTTCGATAACATCCTGGCTGACATTGAGTCAGGAAAGGGACTGCCGTATAAGCCTCCACGTAACCTGAAAGTCATGAAAAAGCCGAAGCCGCGGCTGGAATACTGGTGCGTATCGCCGACCTACTCCATGTCGGAAATTCAGCAGGAAGAGCTGGCAGCGGTAATCCCGGAAGAGATGATTGAGAATTGGGACGCGTCAAAAAACCGCATCTGGTTGAAAGGGTACATTCTCATTCAGTTCAAGTCCGCCGACAGACCGAAAACACTCGTTGGTAAAGGTTTGAGTGGGGTGTGGCTGGACGAGGCGTCGAAAATGAAGGCCGATACTTGGAGTGGTTATCTCTCCTATGCTCTCGCTGATAAAGGCGGATGGAGCGTTTGGACGACCACGCCGGAGGGAATGAATTGGTTCTATCATGAAATTGTCTTGAACGGTCAACACACGCCAGCTGGAGGGCATTTGGAAGAGTACCGAAACGATCCTGAGTGGCGAAATTTCTACTGGACCAGCAAAGACAATCCACTGCCTGAGCTGCAGCGGAATATACAGCGCATGATCGAGACCATGCCGAAGCGTTATGTTGACCGGGAGATTTTCGCCCGGTTCGATGTGTTTTTTGGGCAGGTGTATGAAGAGTTTGACCGCTCTGTTCACGTTGTCCCGCAATCCCTCTGCCGACAGAAGTTTGAAAACGGCGACTTTGTTTTGGTTGAGGCCGGTAAGGACTGGGGCTTTACAAATCCCGGTGTGACATTGGTTGGTGCCATGACAGCCAACGGGGAACTGTGGATCGTCGATGCCATCTATAAGCGTCAGATGGAAATCCTCATTCCGGGTGATCCGAATTGCTGGGTGGCTCAGGATAAAGAGCTGATGAAAAAGTGGAAGATCAGATTGTTTTGGTGTGACGAGGAGGACCCGAGTAACATCAAGACCTATCAGACGAACGGCCTGCCGGCTAAAGCGGCCAAGAAGCATCTAAAGCCTGGTATCCGTGCCGTTGCATCGCTGTTTACGGTGAAAACGGACAACGGACGGCCAAACATCTTTATCAGCGATCACCTGAAAGATGTGATTCAGGAGCTGACAAACTACCGGTATCCAGAAGGAGCGTCTGGGGAAAAAGCGGAGATTCCTCTCAAGGAAAACGATCACTCTATGGACGCCCTGAGGTACCTCGTATGGAACAGCAAGACATTCCATCAGTTACTGATAGCCCGGTTCAAAGTGATTCCGTGGAAAGTTGCCGACGATGCGGCGTAAAGGGGGTGAAAAAGCATGCAAACAACGCTGCTTGAGCAGTTTTACGAGGAGAACAAAGCCAACAATACTTGGCGCTGGGTATCCGATCTGATTTCCAAACACAAGCAAAAGGACTACTCCCTGATGAGGAAGTACGTGGATGGTGATCATGACATCCTGAAGCAGCCAGAGGAAAAGGGCAAGCCGAACAACCGAATTGTGATAAATTTCGCTCGCAAGATCATCGACTTTGGGACTGCCTACATCGCCAGCAATCCGATCCGTTATACGCCAACGTCGAAGAAGATGGCATCGATGAGTATACGGAAAAGCTGCAGGCGGTTCTGGTGGACAACGATGAAGAGAGTTTGTCCTACGAATTGATAGAGGACGGCTCTATCGATGGAGAAGTCTTTGAATACTATTATTTTGACGAAGATGGCCAAATTTGTATGACCGAGTTCAAAGCGGATGAGTGCATTGCTGTTTATGACACAACAGTGAAGGCCAAGCTGATCGCGGTCATCCGCTATTATTATCTGACCGACATGCAACGAAATGAAAAATCGCTTATCGTCGAGGTGTACGACGAAAACGAAATTACCTATCTTCGGCAGGAGGGCGCCGCGCTCGTACTGGATACGAGTAGAGAGGTCAATCCGGTCGCACATCAGGTGACTGTATTAGCCAAGGACCAAGACGGCAAGCTCCAGCAGAAACCGGTTGTGCCCTGGACACATTACGTGAACCGGCGGCGTAAACACCAACAATACCGTGATGATGGTTTGATTGAAGGCATGGGTGATCTGGCCGATCTGAAAAACCTCATGGATGCGATAAATAAAGCGGTAACCGGAAAGGTGAACGTCCAGGAATACTTCAAAAATCCGAAGGTGCTGTTTGAAGATCTCGATTTGGACGAGTTACTGCTTTATGACGAAGAGGGAAATCTGATCACCGACACGGAGAGGAAAAAGCAGTATCTTGCGAAAATGTGGGCAACCTCTCAAATCCTCATCGGAGGTAAGGCGGTGCCTATCACGTGGGACCTTCAAGATACCCATGAGGAAAATACCATCAACCGGCTGATTGAATCCCTTCTCGATCAATCGGGAACGCCGCATCTTCGGCCTGATCAAGTTGGCTCTGCGCCTTCTGGCATTGCCTTAAAGATCATCTTCTACCATGCTGACATCAAAGCTGGCCTGAAAATGCGTCAATACGGAAAAGGATTCAGAAACCGCATCCGCATCCTGACGGGCATGCTGAATGCCAAGTACAAGAAACAATGGGACTACCAAGACATCGATATCCGGTTCAGCAAAAACATGCCTGTCAATCTGGTAGAGATGGTAGATATCGTGACCAAGCTTGTCGGTCAGGTGTCGCATGAAGAGCGGTTGGCTCTCCTGCCATTCATTGATGATCCGAAAGCTTCCCGTGACAAGGTTCTGGCGGAACAGGAAGAGGAGTCCAAGCGTCGTATGGCGTTGCTTGATCCTATGGCTGTAGATGAAGAGGATGATGCTGACGGTGACGGCGGCGAAAATGATGATGGCGGGAATGACCCGCCGGGTGATGCTACATGAGCAGAGAGGAACGCTACCAAGAGGAGCTAGAAGCGCGGATTGCAAAGCATGGCATGCGGCTCAAAAAGCTGTTTGGGAAAGCGAACACCAGTATCGTCAAAGAGATTACAGACTTGTATGCCCGCTATAACGAAAGCGGTCAGGATCTCGTCTCGTTGATTTACAATGCCTCGCGGCTGGATCAAATCATGGACAGCATTCGCACCATTCTGTACAGCCTCCGTGACGAAGAGGAGCAGCAACTCCGCATTGTGTGGAGCGAAGAATACAAGCGAAGCGTTTACCACCACCTGTATTTTCTTGAACAAGATTTTGAAATCGGTGTGGTGCTTCCGCAAGTAAACTCGCAAATGATCTTTGCAGCCATCGAAAAGCCGTGGGAGGGCAGGCACTTCTCGAAGCGGATTCGATTGCGCACTGATTTATTGGCGGCGTCGATGGAAGATGTCATCACGCAAGCCGCGGTTCAGGGATGGGGCGTTACGAGGGCAGCCAAAGAAATCACGCTGCGGACGTCAGAGAGCTGGTCAAATGCTCTCCGGCTGGCACGCACCGAGTTGAACAGAGCAGCAGCACAGGGGCAGTCCACCGCCTATCAAGCGAATTCAGACATCATTGGCGAGAAAGAATTTTGTGCCACACTGGATAAGAGGACTTCCTCCCAATGTCGAAAGGCTGACGGGAAAAGATATCCGCTTGATTACGACACGCCAGAGAACCCCGGACGTGAGGGCGAGCGCATCCCCAATCATCCAAACTGCCGATCGTACTGGAGACCTGTCATCAAGTCGGCTGTGCTTGAGAAGCTGCAGCGCGAGCGATCCTATCGTATTGGCAAGGAAGAGCGAGGCTATACACCAGCTCGCAACTACGAAGAATGGGCAAAAGCAAAGGGAATAGCAACCTAAACGCACCTATTTATCAGGTGTTTTTTTGTTGCTTGGAAAGGAGGGGGCATCGATGTGATCAAGGTCAAAGCGTACCTGGATAATGGCGAAATGAAGATTCATGCCGTGGGCCATGCGGGTTATGCAGAGCATGGGAAAGACATCGTCTGTGCTGCAATCTCCACAATCATGCAGACAGCATTGCTGGGCATCCAAGCTGTAGCACAGCAATACCCCGAATACGTTTCTTTGGAAATTCAATCTGAGGAAGGAGATAGTCAAAATGAAAAAGACGCAATGGAGTTTTAAATTTCAACGATTCAACGAAGGAGGTGGTGCTACCGGCGGTGACGGCGGGAATGGAGGTGGTCAAGGTGGACAGGCCGGGAACAATGGTGGTGGTGGTACCGGAGCAGCTGCTGGTTCCAATGGAGGAGGCGGTCAAGCTGCTGCAGGAGGCGATAAGGGAGGGGAAGGCAGTAAACCTGCGGTAGCCTTTTCCTCAAAAGAGGAATACGATTCCGCTCTGCAAGGAGCAGTCAGCGATTTCCTGAAAGGCTTGGGCATTGAGAAAGCGGATGATCTGAAAGGGATTGTTGATGCCCATAAACAACAGCTGGAAGCACAAAAAACGGCGGAGCAAAAGCTGACAGAACGGGAAACCGACCTGAAAAATGCCAACAGTACCATTCAATCCCTCCGCATTGAAAATTCCTTTATCGTGGAAGCCATTAAACAAGGCGTCGATCCTGACAAACTGGCTGATGCGATTCGCTTGGCTGATCTGTCTAAAATCGAAGTCACCGATGGCGGAAAGATCAAGAACATCGACAAGCATGTGTCTGAGTTGATCACGTCAAAACCTTGGCTCAAATCAGATGGTACGCCGCGGGGCACCACGCCACAGACCAAACCGTCAACGCAACAAAAACCAACGATTCCAAACATTACTGACCTGCGAAAAATGCAGCGTATCTAAGGAGGAACCTATCCATGATGAAAAAACAAATGAGCGTAATGCCGGTAATGGCTATGGCCGCAGCCTTTTCGTTTGACATTCAAAAATTTGCAGAAGGGGCTACCCTCAGCACGGAACTGACCGGCTTGATTCCTGATGAAACCGCAGCGGACATCGTCAAGGACGTGGTTCGCGGCTCTGCGATCATGAAGCTTGCAGATTTGGAACCAATGACCACAGCCACAAAGAAGATTCCCGTCCTGCTCGATGGCCCGGGTGCCTACTGGGTCGGTGAAGGAGAGCGGATCAAAACATCCAAAGCAACCTGGGCACAAGTAACACTGCAGGCGAAAAAATTGGGTGTCATCATTCCGATGTCGAAGGAAGCACTCAACCGCCCGCGTATTGACGTTTTCGAGGAATTGAAGCCTTACATCGCCGAAGCGTTCTACACCAAGTTGGATGCAGCTGCCTTCATCGGTACGGAATCGCCGTTTGCAACCAACATCCTGACTGCGGCGGTCAACTCCGGCAACACCTTTACCCGCGGATCGGTAGCAGGACAAAACCTTGCAGATGATGTGAACAGCGTTATGGCCTTGATTGAAGCTGATGATCAAGAGCCACGCGCCTTCGCTGCCCACTTCGGGTTGAAATCTTCTCTGCGCGGTCTGAAAAACAGCCAGGGCGATCCGCTCTATCTGACTTCCGTCCGCGAAGGGGTTGCTGAAGATTCTCTGTACGCTCTTCCGATCGAATACTGCCGCAATGGTGCATGGGACAAAACAAAAGCCGATCTCATTGCTGGCGACTACAAAAAGTCCAAGGTCGGGATTCTGCAACAAATTGAATACGAAATCCTGAAAGAGGCTACCTTGCAAAGCGTCAATGCTGCAGATGGTAAGCCTCTTTCTCTTGCTGAACAGGACATGGTTGCGTTGAAAGCTACGTTCCAAGTGGCATTCCTGGTAGTCAAGGAAGCTGCATTTGGCGTGCTGCGTCCTGCCGGCTTCGTAGGTTAATCAATTCAGTGAGAAAGGAGTTGCCCCACAATGAAAAAGCCAAATGACATCCTTGTGATCAGCAAGGGTAAAGAAAAACTGAAAGTCAGTCGCAAGGCATATGAGGTCATCTACTCCCAGCATGAATACAAGATTGTGGATGACCCATCCGGGGATGACGAAGGCGGCAGTCAGGCTGTGACGACCGATGACAATCCTCAGTAACGAGCAGCTGCTGGCTCATTTTCCTGAACTGGCTTTTTTGTCGCCTGACAAGCTGAGCTCCGTTGTTCTGAATGCAAACATCTATGTGCTGGGTCAGGTGAATCTTCCTGACCCGGTGCCTGACGAATTGCGATTGGCTACGGCCATGGTTGCGAAGGATATGGCGCAGGAAAAGCGTGTAACCAGCGTGAAACAAGGGGACTATCAGGAGTCTATTTCCTACTCGTCAAACGATCCGAAGGTGCAGGATATTCTCTTGAAATACAGTAAGAAACGGGGGCAGAAGCTGTGGATGATTTGACCGAATACAAACGGCTTCTGTGCCACTCATTTACCCTTCTGGATGTCGGGGGGGAGACTGACCCCTTCACCGGAGGAAAAGACCGCTCGGAATGGCGCACAGTGGCCCAGAACGTGCCTTGCAGGGTATCTGGTTCCCCCGGTCGCATTCAGCAGCTTACAGGGCGGCAGGCAACGTCGCAGGACTTCCTCCTTCATACCCTTCATGGTGGGATCAAAGCTGGCATGCGAATTCAACTTGAACAGCCTGAATTTTCGGGACTTGTCTATCAAGTCGGATTACCTTATCCCGTTTACGGAGCTGCTGGCCTGCATCACTACGAGGTTGTGGTCAGCCTGATCGATGCAGCAACGGGAGAGGAGCCTGAAATCTAATGGCTACCGTCAACAAAAAGGACTTGGAGCGCCAGTATCGCCGCCTGAAAAAGCAAAGCAAACGGGAAATCGAAGCTGCAATGGATCGGATAGCCAGAAAGGCAGGGTTTCAAGTTTTGAGGGGCGCGCAGGATCGTGCTCCGGTTCGGGACGGTGTCCTCCGTGAATCGCTTATGATCGGGAATCCAGACAACATTTTCGACCTGATTCTTCGGGGGACGAAAGCGGAAATCACTGTCGGGACACATCTTGAATACGCCCGATACGTGGAAGAAGGCTTTACACAGCGGAAAGGGCAATTCGTCCCCGGGCATTGGGATAACGAAAAATTCATCTACGATCCGAAAGCCTATGTGCAGTTTCTTTATGATCAGGCAGCAGGCAAGAACCCAAACATCTGGGATTACGGCATGATATTAACGGGCAAACGCATTCCTGGCGTTCATTATTTGGCTCGGTCGGAAGCTGAGGTTGAATCCATCATGGATGAACTGGTGCAAGAAGAGCTCGATGAGTTGGCAAGGAGGTTGTTCCCCAATGGCTGATGATGTGCTTTCCATTCGGCACTGGCTGTATTCCTTGACCAACATCGGAGCAGAGGAACTTCCGACGCCCAAGGACTTTACACGGCCAACATGGTTTGTGGAAGAGCCTATGCGTGTTCCAGATCCAAGAAGGCCCGATGCTTACCGCGAAAGAGTCACGCTGAATGCGGTATTTCTGGCAAAGGACGTCGGCCAACGGAAGGATATTGTGCAACGAGTGAGGCAGGACCTCGCTGATAGACGTTGGATTCTTCCGCTTTACGATACGAACCGCCAGCAGGTTGGATTCATCAGGGAGTGTCGGCTGACTTTTAGCAAACCAGACGGCCTTGATCAATCAATGGAGCTGAAATATCTGGTTTATATCCCGTACACGCCGATCGAATACGACCCGTTGGAAGTGATTCATAATCGATATGATCCTACCTTGAAGAAAGGAGGGAAACCAAGTGGCACGTAGAACAGGCGCTGACCAAGATGGAGACCAACAAGCAGTGAAATATGCGAAGGAACAAATCATGAAGGTGGCAGAGCAGAAGTTCGGCTTGAATCGGACGGAAGCAATCGCTGCCTTTTTTGATGCCCTTGACGAGATGACAGTCGAGGAGGCGGAAGAGTTTGTAAAGCAGTTCAAGGAAAGGACGGTGGAATAGATGTCTGGTAAATACCAACCGGGGGAAGAGAAGGTGCTTTCCGGCGCCTACTCTTTTCTCAAATCGTTTATTGAGGAGCAGACCACAGCCGGGTTGCGTGGAAAATTCGCGCTGCCGATCGTTGCTGATTGGGGCCCGATCGGAGAGTTTATCACGGTCCGAAATAAAACCGCCGCGGAGAAGAAGTTCGGCCAGGTCGATGATTTCGACTTGGTATGGGCGGCAGACCCGCAGCCGACTGAGGTGCTCCTTTATCGTGTGGCGGGAGAAAGCGCGAAGGTTGCGAGTGCTACGTTGAAAAGCGGCGCGACTGACGTCCTGAAAATCGAGGCCAAGTATAAAGGCGCGCTTGGCAACAGCCTGAAAGTCGTAGTGCAGCCCAACCTTTTGGACAATACCAAGCGCGATTTGTTGGTTTATAAAGACGCGGAACTGGTTGACAGTCAGACAGGCGGTACAGTGGATGAACTGGTCGCTGCGTATGCTTTCAGCGATTACATCGTTCTGACCAAACTGGCGGATCAGCTGCCCGATTCAACCGCGGGGACGAATTTAACCGGTGGAGACAGCGGGAAGATTGTGGAAGCCACCAAATATACCGCTTATCAAAACGCTCTGGCTACCCAAAAAGGAAAGTTTGGCGTCTTCACATTGGGGATTGCCGATGCGGCATTGAATGCTGCCGCTCAGGATTGGGCGGATCAGCAGAACGTGCTCGGGAATTACATCAAGTTTGTTTTCGGCGGAGACTCTACGCGTGATCAGGACAAAGCGGCAATCAAAAAGGCCTCCACAGATGCAAACAACATGGTTGTGGTGAATGTCGGTAGCGGCTTCAAGTGGAAGGGCAAAACCTACCCAAGTGCCAAAACAGCGGTGTTTATTGGCTCGCTTATGGCTGCTATGCCTCTTAACTACACAATGGCCCTCTATGTGACCAAGTTTGAAGCACTCACCAAAGAGTGGGATGAAACTGATCTGATCGAACTGGTACAGTCCGGCACGCTGATGCTCAACATGGACAATGGCAAGGTAATCATTCAGGAGCCGGTAAATACGCTCACCACTCCGGGACCCGATCAATCCAAGGACTTCGGGAAAATCCGCGTGGTGGATACCTTCCATTCGATCATGTATGCGGAAGAAGAGGCGGGCAAGGAGTGGGTACGCCAGCAGCCGAACAGCAACAGTCCGGCGCGCCGCGCGGCATTCTGCCAGATGATCAAGAAGGAAGTATTGCGACCTCTTGCAGCACTGGAGGTTATTGCAGCTGACTATGAATACATCGAAGACCCTGAGTATCACGGACCAGATCCGATTTACACGCCGGCAAGAAACGCAGGGCACTTCATCGCTGGCTTCCGTCATCAGGATGCACTCGAGAAGATTTACACCTACAACAAAGCGAAATGAGGTGACTGATAATGTCAAAGGACGCACAAACCTACTCCGGTACCCACGGACATTTCTACGACCAGAACGGGAACGAATTGACCGAGTGCATTGGTTTTGAATTGACCGAGGAGTTTGACAAGGCCGAAAGCAAGCGAGCTGGTAAGCTGCGAAAGGGGCACCGTGTCGTTTCGTCATCCGTGAGCATGACGGCCACATTTGAAAGGACATCCAATGTCCAAAAGCTCATCATGGAGCTCGCCAAAAACCCTGAGGGGAAAGTGAATTTCATTGGTGAGCTTGATGACCCGATCGCCGGTAAATACCGCGTTGCGGTTATCGGATTCTCTCCTGACTCGTTGTCCATTGCCAAATGGAGTCACGGTGAGCTGGACGAGGATACATCGCTTGAAGGAACTGTGGACGATTACGATCCAATCGATTAATCCCAATTTGACTAGGAGGCGTTATACATGAGCGAATTTCTCACGATGGAAGAATTTCTGGGCATGAACACCCAGGTCGATGCAAAAGGGGAATGGGAGTGGAAGAGAAAAGGCGTGAAGCTCCCAATCCGTGCTGTCCCGGGAGACGTGTACTACAAAGCCCGCAAAGCAGCATTGAAGGTTTCTGTCTCCGGTAAAAAGAGCAAGGCAGAGCGGAAGGTTGAATTCGATGATCTGCGATTCAAGGCAGAAATCATCATTGCCGGCATTGATACCGATCGTACAAATTTCCGAATCGATTCCCAACAGGTACTGGCTAAGTATGGGAAACTGGCAGCTCACGAGGTGGTGCCTTGCATCTTTCCTTCACCGAAAGAGATCGATTCGTTGTATGAAGAGATCGCTGCAATCAGTGATTTTGCAGACGATGAGGAGGCCGAGGAAGAGGTAAAAAACTAATTAAGGAGAGCCCGGAACTGGCTCTCTATTCTTATATCTGGCAAGAAAAAAACCGCCTTCCTTCGGAAATTCTGAATCTCCCTGAACGGGAAAAGCAATTCGTCATGGTTTCCACAGTCATGGAGATGGAGCGCAAATCCGAGCAGGCAAAGAAAATGGAGCGGATTAAAAGCCGCAGGCGAAGAGGAAGGGGGAGATAGGTAATGGCTTTAACGACAACGCTTGTGTTTCAAGAGAAGATGTCCAAGCAGCTCTCCTCCCTTCTGAAACACCTTGGTGATGTTCTGGACATTTTCGACGATGTTGAAGATGCTGCAACCGATGTGGAAGATGCGTTGGATAGTATCGATCATGCTGGAATAACCCAATTGGACAATGCGATGGACGACGCCCATCGGCAAGCTACAAAGCTGGCTCGCGAAATAGCCGATGTGGATCACGAAGCGGATTCGGTCGATGATAAGCATATCACTCGATTGGAAAGAGCACTTCGGGCTGCTTCCAAGGCCGGGGATGAGGCGGCAGAATCACTCGAGTATGTTGATAAAGCAGCCGGGCACATGGAGGAAGTAGCAGGTCTTGCTGCTGCAGGTGGAGCTGTTGTAACGGCTGGCTTGTCAGCTGCAGCAGTCTCTGCCTACAACATGGATCAGGCGCTTGGAATTCTTCAAGCGAATGTTGGTGCGACAGATGAAGAGATGACAAGCATTTCGGGAACAGTGAAGGACTTGTTTACATCGGGTTTCGTGGAAACCCCATTAGAGGCAGCGGAGGCGTATGGTCGACTGCGCCAGTTGCTTGATGGAACAGATGAAGAGATTGGAAAGGTTGCTGAAGGTGCTCTGGCGCTTGAAAAGGCATCGTTTGGGAAGCTGGATCAGGAAGGGATCGCTAAGGCAATCGACATGATGCAGGGGCAATGGGCCACAGACCCCATTAAAGGGCTGGACATGATCACGGCAGCCTACCAAAGGGTCGGTGACAAAGCAGATGACTTGCTTGATACCATTTGGGAATATTCCCCTCAGTTCAAAGAAGCCGGAATCAGTGCTGAAAGAATGTTAGGAATGTTTGTGGCTGGGGCTAAGGCAGGAGCATTCAACTTTGACAAGTTAGGGGATGCATTCAAGGAAGGCTTTGGTATAAACCTGAATAAAGCTCTGGATGAGTCAGCTCTTGCTGCGCTTGAGCCTCTATTTGGCAAAGATAAGCTATTTAAGTTGATTGATCAGCTCAAGGCAGGTGGGAAAGAAGCTGAAAGTGCTATTGCAACAATCATGACTGGAATAGCTTCTGTTCAGGACAAAGCAAATCAAGACGAAGCAATGGCTGCTATTTTTAAGGGGCCCTACGAAGATGTTGGACGGCAAGCTTTGGACGCCATGCTTAATGCTGGACCCCTTGAAGACTTTGCGGGCACGACAAGCGAAATAGTAGGTCAGGTAACAAATGAGTGGCAGGCTATGGCTAACGAAATGCAACTTGCCATCGAACCAGTAGGTGAATCGGTACTGGATGTAGTAAAGCCGATTGTAAGCTCCCTTGCTTGGATCGCTAAAGGAATTGGCAATTTTACCAAGGAGCATCCCTTTATCACGAAAGTTGCGGTGTCATTTCTGATGCTTGTAACTGCGGTAACTTTACTGGTAGCCCCCTTAATATTATTGATGGGGATATATCCCACTTTGGTAGCTGGAGTCACGACTTTAAGTGGTGTCATGAGTGGATTCGGATTGGCGTCCCTAAGTGCATTATGGCCGATCCTATTGGTAATAGCAGCGGTCATTGCATTGATTGCTGTCGGCTGGTGGCTTTACGAGAACTGGGACATGGTTAGCGCCTATCTGGTAGCTGGGTGGGAATGGGTAAAGAACGCAGGAGTTGCAGTGTGGGAAGGCATATCAGCCTACCTCAATACCGTGATTGCTTTCTGGAAAGGCATCTTTACTGCTTTCACTCAGTTCATTACGGGTAACTGGTCTGGGGCATGGGAGACCATCAAGACCACCTTCTTGAACGCATTCACAACGATCGACGGTTGGTTTGGTGGATGGATCAGCGGCTTATTTGAGAGCGGACAGAAAATCATCACCACGATTGTGGATGGGATATTGTCCGTGAAGGATAAAGTCGCCGACGCCATCTCCAAAGTGTTTGAATGGGCTGACCAGTTCCTCCCTCACTCAGACGCAGATTTGGGACCGTTCTCCAGACTCACAGACAGCGGTATGGCTATTCCCGAGACGATGGCGATCGGTGTTGAGGCTTCGGGCGATTCCCTTGCGACTGCTATGGAAGATTCATTTAGCAAGGTGCCAAGCTATACACCTTCTCTCGCAAATACAGGAGTTGCTCAGGCAGCAGTTGGAGAGCAAAATGCCGGTTCAACATACGTTGATTTCCGACCGACTATTCAAGTTACATTACAAACCTCCAACATAAACAGTAAAGAGGATCTGGATGCTCTTTCCGAGAAAATTGCGGATACTCTTGCCGAAAAGGTACAGCATGTGTTGGTCGGAATCGGTACGGTTGTACTCGAGTAGAAGGGTTTTATTCCCATCAAGTAGAATATTTCTCCAGACACATTTGGAGGTGTTTTGCTTGGGTATTTTTGGGGGCAAAAAGGAAGCGGTAGATCAGGCCATAGACATGTTGATAACCACGATCGAAACAATTGACAAGCCTTTTGAGCCGATCGGGCTGGTGACCGCAACGATAATCAAGGCTCATGATCCTAACCCCGAGGTAATTGCCAAGGAACTTGCAAAGAAAGCCAAAGAAATGGGCGCCGATGCAATTCTCGGATTCCGATATGACGTTAGGATAAACGCAATAAACTGGACTGATCAGGTTGGTTACGGCACCGCAGTAAAATTCAAATAATCAGGAGGACGCTCTACACAATGTAGGGCGTCTTTTCTATTGGGGGTAGGTGAGATGAAATCCAAACATCTTGAGTTCTGGTTGACCTGGAACAATAACGCAGAGAAACTCCGTTTGCCTGTCCTGCCGCCAAAGATATCCGTGAAGATTGGTCATTCCTATACCGACATCGAGCTGGTCACGGTTGGCGAAGCGACGATCATCGGCGACCCGCAACTGGACGAGTATTCTTTCTCTACCATCTGGCCGGAAACATACGACCCTGGGATATGTGACTATGATGGATTCCCTTCCCCGGAGGAGTTTGTCGAGACGATCAAACGATGGAAGAACTCAGGCTATCCGATCCGCTTTACAGTCACCGGAAGCTCCATTAACACTCCGGCCACCATACGAGACTTTTCTCACGAGTGGGATGGGTTTGACATAGAATTCAGTCTGACGTTGAAGGAATACCGCTTTATTACGTTGGAAAGCACCAATGTGAATATTTCCTTCCAGACAGTGAACGGTGGGAAAATACGCCCCGATACTCGGTCAGCGAAGGTATCGTCCACAAAGGATAAAGAAAAAGAGAGCTTGGTTGACCAATACCTTTCCCGTGGGAAGCCAAAGCTGAAGAAGTGAGGTGTCCGCCATGCAGCCCAATTATCGATACGAGATTCGCATTCAAAAGCCCGGTAAAACGGCTCAACGAATTCCTTTCACTGAAGCCACATGGTCGGGCAGTCGGCAAGAAGCAAAGCGGACATTGGCGGTGAAAACAAACAGGGGAAGGGATAGGTTCTGGCCGAAGATTGATGTTGAAGAAGGCGACTTGATGGAACTGATCTCCTATTTTTCTGGCGCGCCTCGCTCACTTTTTGCTGGCATGATTGTAGATCTCGGGAAAACATCAAAGGGTGATATCAATCCCGTCGCGTATGATCTCGGCTTTTACCTTCTGAATAACGACGTGGTGGAGGTCACAACCGGGGAAAGATCCGATGTGCTGCTGACAAGGATGTTCCAGCAAGTGGGCATCCCAATCGGTCAAATCGGCCAGATGCCATACGTTGAGAAACAGGTCATCCGAAAAAGCCTTTGGGATGCGGTGGTGGACATCTTAAATCAGGTGTATCGCAGCAGCGGAATTCGCTACTGGTGCTGGCTTGAGCAAGGGAAAGTGTTCGTGGGAACCCAAAGGGGCCAGACAAAGCAGTGGAAGATCAGTCAGGGCACCAGCCTACTTGATGCTAGCCGTAAACGCTCCATCAGCGAAATGAGAACGGCGGTCAGGGTGGTGGGCAGTGACAACGAGAGCAGCGCGATTTTGTATGAGCTGGTGGATCAGACCAACGCCAAGCGGTACGGCAAAATGGTTAAAGTGATCGAGGTTCAGGATGAGAAAAAGGGGACAGCCTCCTCTCTTGCAAAGCAGGAATTGAGCAACCTGAACAAGATAAAAGACGAAGCTTCCATCAGTTCGCTGGGAATCGACGATATCATTGCTGGTACAAAGATCGAGGTGTTTGAGGAAATCACGCAGTTGAACGGGATTTATACTGTTTGGGGCGATAGCCATACGATTCGCCCAGGCTATCATGAAATGAAGTTGCAGCTGCAGATGGAGGTGAGTGGTGCGTGAACGGGTTTCAAAAACTTGCCCGTGTGCTTGGAGGGCCGAACAAGACAGATGCAAATTCAGTCCCGAAAGAAATGCGCCTTGAATTGGCTACCGTGCAGACCCCGCCCCCCAACCTGTCAATCCTTATCGATGGCATAAACAAACCATTCGGTAAGGATTTTCTTATGATCGCTGAGCACCTTACAAGGCATTCGCGGATCGTCACCATCATTCATGAAGAGCAGAAAGAGCGTAATCTGGGGGACAAGACGGAAAAGGACCTTCTGGATACGGATGACGATTCGCCATCACCTGAGCTCACAAAATTCTCCTACAACTTTGTGGAGTTGAAGTTTGAGGATGTCCTTAAAAAAGGGGACAGGGTGCTTGTTGCATCGGTCGGTTCGCGTTATTACATCATTGATAGGGTGGTGCGGCCATGAGCATTTTCCCTGAAATTATCGATCAGGTTGTACAACCGCAAGCAACAGAAGCTAAGCAGCAACCCTCTCTACGTACTTACGCATTTGACATTGAGCAGGGAGAATTTCTCTTACACCCGAACGGTAAACCGATCATTATCGATGGAGTAGAGGCTCTCAAACAAAATGCACAGAAGGCGCTGAGCACAGATCGCTACACCTATCCTATTTATACTTCCGCTTACGGCCATGAATTAAAGGAGTTGATCAGGGGCGAAGGTACTCGGGAATGGAAACAGGTAGAAGCAAAGCGCCTTGTTCGGGAAGCCGTGGAGTTTCTGTATGGTATCGATCGATGTGAGGGCTTCTCATTTGAATGGATTGGAGCTGGCCTGAAAATCGGCTATTTGCTTGTCACAGATCAGGGGGCGATCCCGCAGGAGGTGATAATCGAATGATGACAATTCCAACCGAAGACGAAATTTTTAACAGGCTTGTGGCAAAGTACTTGTCTATCGCTGGGCCTATGAATGTGGAGGAAGGGAGCATCCCGTATGACTTCCTCAAAGTAGACGCCATGGAACACGCCGAAGGTTATCGATTTATTCGAGCGCTGTATTACGCGCTTTGGGTGGAATATGCAGAGGGCGAGAACCTTGACCTTGCGGTAAGCACGCAAGGCATTACACGGAAGCTCGCAACAAAGGCAAGGCTCCCCACGCCACAATTAAAACTGACGGGGATTCCCGGAGATAAGATTTCTTCCGGATCTCGTTTCATGACAGAGGGAGCCGCCCCTCTGTTTTTTGTTGTCCTGGAGGATATAAATCTGGATGGCTCGGGCGTTGGAATGGGATTGCTGCAGGCAGAGGAAACAGGCCAGAAAGGCAATTTGAAAGCTGGAACGAAGCTCCTGCCTGTACAAACCATTAACGGATTGCAATCGGTTGAGCTCCTCGCTGATTTGGAAGGCGGTGCGGATGACGAGTCCGATCCAGACCTTAGGAGCCGATACTGGCAAAAGGTGCGGCGCCGGGCGACATCAGGGAATGCGGCTCACTACATTGAATGGGCTTTGGAGGTTCCGGGGGTTGCCGGAGCGCGGGTTTTTGAAAACCTCGATGGTCCAAACACCGTTCGCGTGGTGCTGCTCGGCCAGAATGGTACCTCTCCGGACGATACGATTGTGGAAGCAGCTCGAGCACATATCCAAGCGAATCGTCCGCTTGGTCCTGGTGATGATGGAATCTTCGTGGTTGCTGCAACGCCCAAAACATTCAATTTCTACGCCAAGGCTAAGCTTGCAAAGAATTTCGACCTTGCTACCGTGACTACGGCTTATCAAGCTACACTGGCCGAGTATCTGTTGGACCTTCTTGAATCGACAGATGCCGAGGAAACAATACGTCCGGTCGTTTGGACAAAAACAGGCGCTCTCCTCTTAGGGATTAAGGGTGTCGATGACTATGACGGGTTGACAATAAATGGAGTGGCAGGGAACAGCACTTTCGGGCCCGATGAGGTGCCTGTTCTTGGTTCCGTGACGCTTGAGGTGATGGCATGAGTCAGCGGCTCATTTTCCTCATTCCGCCTTATTACAGGAAGTCGAAAATTACCAATGGCATTTTGGGTGCGATCGAGAGTGAGTCGGATCGATGTGTTGACTTTGCACTGGACGTCATCAAGCAAGGGAATCCCACCCTTGCTACGTGGGGGCTGTCGAATTGGGAGAATCAATTAAAACTCCCTCCGGTACCCGAAGGAACTGCCATTGAGACTCGACGGGCAAGGGTTTTGTCTCGGCTGAATATACCTCCGCTTATCACACCAAAGGAAATGGAGAAGATAGCAGGGGAATTCACGAAATCAAAGCAAGCAACTGTTGTGGAGTATGGACGTGAGAAGCGTTTCGACGTGGTCGTTGATATCGACGATCTTCTCGATTATGAACGGCTTGCTGAGTCTGTTTTCGAAATGCGGCCAAAGCATTTGAGTTTTTCGGTTTTGGCTAAGACAAAGCCTGAAGCGATCACTGTATCAGTTTCATCTCGTTCCTTCGAAGTTGAATATCCGATTTGCGGGCAGTTTTATGCCGAGGATGACCTGGAAGGGCGCATTTATAAAGAGAGCGTAATGGTGGGAGAAGCAGCCCGGACGAATACTGTGGACTACCCTCTGACCAACACGTTCTACTCTGTTCCTGAATAGGGGGTGAGAGCATTGGCAATTGTTCAAAATCGGCTGTTGGAGCTTCTGCGAGACGATCTTAGCAATCATGTTGCGAATGCGCTGATCAATGTCGATGGTCAACTGAAGACCTATCCAATCTTTAAAACAAGCATCAGCGGCATGAAGGTCACCAAATATATCTATTTGGACGATGTGCAATCTCAAGGACAGATTCAAGCTGCATCATTGGTTGACAGCAGCGGCAATGCATTGGCAGTAAAGCCATTAAGCATCACAAAGGGCGACAGCGGACTGCTGATTGCCTTTGAATTTGAGGTCAAAGTTGAGGTGAGCACTACATGAGCTACCAAAAAAACACTTGGGTCGATCATATTGTAGATCCCGGTACCGGAGAAATCGTTCAACAAGGGACCAAGTTTACGGCCACCCGGGCAAATAACATGGAATCAGGAATCGAAAAAGCTCATCAGCTAGTCGAAGGGTTGGCTCAAAATATTCTGGGAAGTTCCGTGATTTCGGGACTGAATTTCACGACCAATGGGTTAACGGCCAACTATACTGCTGGGTCTGCTTATGTCAACGGGGTCAAATTTGATGTTGCTGCAGGTAGCATTCAATTGAACCCTACTCAGGGCCAATATATTTATCTGGACTCGGATGGTTCGGTGAAAAAAACGACAAGCCAGGCAACTGCAGATGCTAAATGTAGGCTTTGGTACTATGCCACCGATGCTATTACAGTCATAACTTCAACTGACAACAGAAACATCGTGTCTAAAGATAGTTTTGTTAAACAAACGGAAGTGGCAGCAAATGGGGCGAACAAAATCCCTCGGCTGGATGCGCAAGGAAAGGGTGCCTTTAGCATCACTGGAGATGCTGCAACGATTGGAGGAAAAGCCACGAGCGATATTGTTCTTCAGACGGAAGTCGCAGCAAGCGGAGCCAATAAGGTTCCTCGACTGGATGGCACCGGCAAGGGGGCGTTCAGTATCACTGGCGACGCTGCCACAGTCGATGGGAAATCGGTAGGAACAGGCGCAAATCAGATTCCTACCCGCGATGCCAACGGCAAACTGGTGGCGGATCAACTCGCCCGGCTGAAGATCACAAAGAGCGGGAAGGACGCTAACGGCAAATTCACACAGGTTGACTATAAGCGGGAGTCTGATAACAGCCTGTTCATGCGCTCTGTCCTCTCAAATCCTGACGCAAATGGCAACTATCAAACGGACACCTGGACGTATTACAAGGCGGATGGGACGACGGTCGCTGAAACGAAAATATGGACGATCACATATGACGCAGATGGAGACGTCACCGGCGTTGCATAGGGAGGGATGAGAGCATGGATGTAATGCAAGTCTTGGGAGCGCATGGCATTGGTGCAGGAGGCAAAGTGAACGCCGAAAAAGCCGACGAAGTGACGTTTAACTATACGGTCGCAGCCAATTCCGGCCCGATCAATTACGGGACGCTAGTAGATCTGGTAAACGGGTCTCAAGTAAGGGATTCCGTCATATCCGGAAATGGTATCGTTACGCCACTAGCTGTACTTATTGGTCAAACACCAGCGCAGACGGGGAGAGACAATGGGCAGATCAGATTAAAGGAGATCAGCCCGAATAAGTGGCTTATGTCCTTTTATGACGCTACTGCGGGCGTAGGTAAAGTAACTTTGGTTGTCTTACAAGAGGTAAACGGCGTCCTTACCCTGGGTACGCCATTTGTGACGGCAGCTTCGTCCTACAGGTACGCAATAGACCTTCTTTCCCCTACGCAGGGTCTGATTATGTATAACGGCGGGTCGGGAGTTATCCGGGCAGTAGAGATCCTTATCAATGGGACGACGATTACGACGGGTCGTACTAGTGATTCTCCTGCCCAATCGAACAACCAGGCTGACCCTGTAGCTCTGCTGCATATGGGTAACGGCTTATTCATTTGGACTTCGACGGGCGGGACGTATTCATTTGGCTATTACGGCACTCTGCTAATGACCGACACAAGCTTTACCTGGGGAAGCCCTGGTACATTCTCCAGCGAACAAGGAACTACCCAGTCTGGACTTTACAAGTTGAATAGTACCGACTTCGCGCTGCTGGGGTCTTGGAACGTAAACGGTGTCGGGGAGACTTTCCGCCTGCTGATCGGGCAAATCGACTGGTCCCAGAACAAGATTATAAACACTGTACAGAAAGACCTATTATCCGCTGCGCTTAACCGAATGTCGTTCGACCTGCATCCAGTAGACGATTCGACACTGGTAATTATGTCGGGGAGCATGTACGGAGGTAACGGGCTGACGGGGCATGTCGTTACAGTAAATCGAGATAGTACGGGAAAAGCGACCAGCATTACCGTTGTACTTAATGGGCAGCAGTTTACTGGCGACCCTGGGTACGGCATCCGAATCGTCCCATATACATCCACTCGTTTGGCGGTCTTATGTGCAACTGGAACCGGAGGCCAAATCAAAGCATACGGTTTCAACGTAAAAAGCGACGGAACGCTGGCGGCAGATGCCCCAGTAGTTTTGGGAGCTTCGGATACCAGTACAGTAGCCGCGGCAAAATCCGGTAGCGGGCATATTGTCCTTTTCGGCGACAGCGCCGATTCTTACAAGATTAAAGGGCTTGTACACCGAATTACGAACGTCGTGGGCGTAGCAATGACAGCGGCAGCTCCTGGGCAGCCTGTAAAAGTTCTACTTCGGGGATTCGTAAAAGGCCTAACCGGATTACTGCCAAATCGAACCTATTATGCAGATGCAAATGGCAATCTATCCACAACAGCAAGCGCTACCAAGCTTGGCGTAGCGATCAGCGCTACGGAATTACTTATTAAGAAAGCCTTCTGGGAAAGGTAGGTGACAATATGGCAGGGGAAAACATTAAACGGATTTACCCCATACGAGGTACAGCGACTCCAGGTCGCGCCGTTCAGTTGCTGGACACCGGAGAAATTACAAACTTACCGCTGCGAGCAATTGGACCACAGTACAACTCGCAAAAACGCCTGGTATCTAGCAGCAGCGGAAACACGCTGTACTATCCGCGCGCGCTCAAAGTAGACGATAACCGTATCTTGTACGTCTGGAACCAGGTAAGCAGTACGTATTACGTCTACGCTTCAGTCGTAACCATCGACGCTAACGAAAACTTCGTAGCGACGACGCCCGTACTGATTACTTCGGGGTCGGGAGCCGCCTACGCCGTCCAACACATGGCCGATATGGGAAACGGAAAAGCCGCCCTGTTACTAAGCACGATGCTTATTATCCTCCAAGTAAACGCGGATAACACGATTACCGTAGGTACGGGGGTAGGCATTTCCGCAGGCCAGGGCTGGGGGACTCATTCCATAATTGCGATCGACAGCAATACGGTTATGGCGGCATACACGGGGACCAACGGGAATGGAATCGCCCAACTTTTCACCGTAACAGGCGTAACCATTACCGCCGGTACACCTATTACCCATTCGACGAGTACAGCGACGTCCTATACGGCCCTGGTCCAGCTAGACGCTACCAGAGTATTTATTTCCTACTACGATAACAACGCATACCGCTTTAAGGTGTTTACCGTAAACGCCGCAGCCCGGACGTTCACGCAGGGGGCCGATTTTCTGAAATCGACGACGGGCCTGGGTCGCTGCGCGGCTACGAAAACGGCGACCGACCGGGTACTGGTCGTAATCACGAATAGCGCGAACTCAGCTTCGGCTTTCCTGTTCAAGATTACAGGCAGTACCGTATCCATCGTCCAGGATACGACCACCTTTTCGACTAGCGTAACCTTTATGCACCATGACCTTATCACGCTGGCCGAACAAGGGAAGGCCGTCTGCGCCTGGCAGAATGGAACGAACGGTGCGACTATGTATGTAACGACGATTTCTCTTGGGCTGGATTCGTTTACCGTCGATACGCCAAACGGCACTAATGTCGGAGCGATCGAGAGTTACCAATGGGTGGATTTGCTTCTCATGGATGGTGCAAACGTCGATAACCAACGGTACATTCTGATTCCTGCAGGCGGTAACGCCGTCATGGGTAAATATGGGTATCGAACAGGAAAGCTACTGGGCTACCTGGAGAACGCTCAAGGAAGCGTCGTATTGAAAGGACGAGTTAAAGGTCTGTCAAATCTGGAAGTAGGCCGACGCTACGGCGCAGACGCACAAACCGGACAGATAAACACAGTAGCCGGGTATAAGCTGGGGGTAGCTATATCTGATACCGAACTGCTCATACCTGATTACTTAATAGACTAAGGGGGTAAAACGCATGTATATCATTGCACGAAAAGAAGATAGTGCAGTCCTTTTTGTAAGCGAGAAGGCAGATTTAACGCCAGTTGGGCTAGTCCTGGACGACGTTATCGTAGCAGACGCCAACGCCGTGGAAGTTATCCCGTTTGATGGGACGCTTCCGGTAGACTTCGAAAGCGGAAAATATAAGTGCGAGGACGGGGCGCTTGTACCAAACCCAGACTTTTCGGTGTTTCTGCCAGCGGAAGAACAGCTTAAATTGCTCCAATTGGAAACAAAAGTGGATGTGGCGCAAGCGAAAAGAGAACAGGACATCAGGGATAGGATTGCTGCCGGTGAAATCACCGCAACCACTTATACATCTCTCTCAGCCGAAGAGCAGGAGTTGGTGACGCTGGTCCTGTTCAAAGATTACTCACCAGCGAAAGAAGAAGTCCCGAAAGCACTGTCAGCCGTTGAATTCGGTCTGGTGGTGCTTTTTAAATTGCTGGGCAAGGCGATCGATCGCAGCAAGCTTTCCACCGAAGAACAGCAATATCTGGACGCGATGCTCACGACCATCAACCTGAACGACATGCCGATCGACGATATCACAGATTGGCGCTATCAATACTTCCATCAGCAGTTTGAAAAGACACAGCAAAACCGCCAGGATTATTACAACGCAAAGATGGCTGTAACTGGCACCTGGTAGGGGGCGGGGCGTGTGAAACTTCAACGCTTCGATCTCCTTTTTTACAAGGGGGATTCATGGATAGGAAAGATCATCAGGGGGGTCACCGACTCCCCTTATTCTCATGTTGCAATCGTCTTGGACGAGCTCCACCTCGCGGAGACCGATTGGCGATATCCTTTTCAGATTCGTCATATGGAATACCGGCCAGACGAATATGATGTTTTCCGTCTCAAAGAGACCTTATCTGATTTGCAAAAACAGCGGATGCAGCAATTTATCAATGAGCATTTGCGGACGCCTTATGACCTGATGCAATCGCTCAGCAATGGCTTGTTTATTCTTTCACAAGGCAGAATTCATGTCATGGATGCCGCAAACAAGATGAATTGCTGCGAGTCGGCTTACAAGATGTATCAGACAGCGTGTATTGAGCTTCTTTCAGAGAGACCAAAAAATTTTCTGCCGCCTGGACTACTGGCTTCATCAGAGAAACTTTCCAAGGTTGCATAGGGGTAGCTGCCCCTCTTCATCACGACTGATAGCCTGCCCCGAACCGATCGGAGCTTTATTTTTTTGCCCCGAGGGGGTGAGGAGGAAGATGAATACATGAAATTTATCCAGAGCCTAGAGAATGTAGCGACCCCATCAAACGGCATCGCGGCTGCTATTGGGGCGGTGCTGGCACCTATTTTTCAATATTTTTACGGCACTGGCCGAACAGATATCATGGTTGTGCTTTTGCTATGTATCGCATTGGATTGGATCACTGGTATCCAAGCAGCAAAGAAAAAGGACAAAACCTATTCATCCGAGTATGGGCTGAGTCGAATTCCTCGGACATTGTTTCTCTTGACCCTTCCAGCGGTCGCCAATTTGCTTGATCGGGTCATGGCGACGCCTGGGTTCCTCTTTTACGGTGTCACATTTGGGCTAATTTATCATACATGGAACAGCCTGACGGCAAATGCTCATCGAGCAGGATGGCCGGTACCAAAGGCTATTGTCAATATGGTGGCTACTGAGATCAAAGCCAAGTCTGAACGTGCAATTAAGCAGAAGGAAGGGAAGTAACATGCAAATTACGGATATGCTTTTGACCAATAGAAATGCGCGCCCCGGGACCAGAATCACACCCCGGGGCCTTGTTATTCACTGGACGGCCAACGAAGGAAAAGGAGCCAACGCCGTGGCCAACCGCAACTACTTCAACAAACCTACTACCGAAGCCAGCGCCCACTATATTGTTGATGACAAGCAAATTGTACGCTGCCTTCCAGAAACAGAGATGGGCTACCACGTCGGTGCGAAATCGTACAAGCCCGATGCCCTGAAGCAGTTGAGTAGCTATCCGAACAACTGCACGATTGGGATCGAGATGTGTGTCAACTCGGATGGCGACTTCAAAGCGATGTACCAGCGAACGGTGGAGCTGGCAGCCGACATCCTGAAGCGGTATTGCTGGGGAGTGGATCGCCTGTGGAGGCATTTCGACATCACAGGAAAAAACTGCCCAGCCTATTTTGTTTCTGACGACTTCGCCCGCCGATTTACCTGCCTGACAGCGGCGCAGGCGTGGGGCAAATTTAAAGCAGATGTGCAGAAGTTACTCACATCAAATCCACAGCCAACCCCAAAGCCTGTGGACAAGGTTTTCATTGAGATCAACGGCGTTCACTTGAAAGCCGATGGCTACCTTAAGGATGAGGTTTCCATGCTCCCAGTCAGAGCGGTTGCAGAAGCGTTGGGGATGACACCGGTGTACGATCCTGCCACCAAACAGGTGACGGTCAACGGCCACGACTTGACGGAGACCATCGAGGTCGGCGTATCCTACGCCCCGGCCCGGGAGTTGGCCGCAGCGCTCGGCCTGCAAGTCGAATGGGATGGAACGACCAAAACAGTAAAACTGTCGAAAGGATGTGTTTGCAAATGATGTTTGATCAAGTGATAGGGTTTGTTCAGGAGTGGGGCGCGCTGATCGCTTTGCTCCTATTTATTTTGCTCTTTATGGCAGCCGATCTTTTCCCGCGCATCTTCGGGTTTATTGCTCAAATCGAGAGCCTCTATCCTGGATTCGAGTTGTACGTGCTGACCAAGGAACAAGAGCTCATCGATCGATACGAATATCTGCCTGTTCGCATACAGTATGGGTTCAAACTTTTCGGCGGGAAGATAGCGTGGGCGTGGTTGGTGACTTGGATGTATCGGTATTTGCGTACCCGAATGAAAAAGCTGAATAGCGAATGAATTGAGTAACATGGGCCCTCTGGTGGAGCAATCCATCGGAGGGTTGTTGGTTTCCCGAAATGTAAAAAATGCTTGACTAATCTCTTAGATATCAATAAAATACCCTATTCATGATATTATTCTTAAGTTATTATCTCATTATACGAGATCGAATTTAGTAAGTATTTCTAGAATTGTGGTGAAAAAAGTGAGCATTTCAGCAATAGATTTATTCTGTGGAATCGGTGGATTGACACATGGTGCAATTAGATCGGGAATAAGAGTAATTGCAGGTATTGATATTGACGAAACCTGTAGATTTGCGTATGAGAAAAATAACAACTCGATTTTTATTAACAAGAACATAAATGAAGTTTCTGGAGAAGAAATAAATGCAATGTATCCACCAGATGACATAAGAGTACTTTTGGGTTGCGCTCCGTGCCAACCTTTCTCAAACTATACTAATAAATTAAAAAATCGAACAGAAGATGAGAAATGGGGGTTACTCTACTCATTCTCAAGGATTATTAAGGAGAGCATGCCCGAGATCATATCTATGGAAAATGTGCCTCAACTACAGTCGAAACAAATCTTTTCGGATTTTGTCAAGACGTTAGAGGAACTAGGTTATTTCGTTTCATGGAAAAGTGTATACTGCCCTGATTATGGGATTCCTCAAAGTAGAAGAAGGCTGGTTCTACTGGCATCAAAATTCGGGAATATCCAAATCATCCCCCCAACTCATACACCAGAAAATTACGTAACCGTGCGTGATGTAATAGGGAACTTAGAAAAAATAGTAGACGGGGAAGTTTCTGTAAAAGATACTATTCATAGAGCAAGAAAATTTACCGAGATCAATAAGAAAAGGATTAAACAATCAAAACCTGGTGGTACGTGGATGGATTGGGATCCGGAATTATTGGCAGCCTGCCATAGAAAAGATTCCGGTAAATCTTTTAAATCGGTTTATGCAAGAATGGAATGGGATAAACCCTCCCCCACAATAACAACCCAGTTTTATGGTTACGGAAACGGGCGTTTTGGTCATCCAGAACAAGATAGAGCATTGTCATTGAGAGAGGGGGCGCTTCTACAAACCTTTCCAATTGATTATGATTTTGCTGACCCGAATCGAGTTATTTCTTTTGATGTTCTTGGTAGACATATTGGTAATGCTGTTCCAGTGAAGCTTGGGGAAGTAATAGGGATAAGTATCCAAAAGCATTTGGAGGAGATAAATCGTGGACAATAAATTTGAAATGACAATGAGTCTTAACGTCCTTCAACATTTGGGGATTAATTTATACAGTAATATACCAGCTGTTCTGTCGGAAGTAGTTGCAAATGCTTGGGATGCAGACGCAGAAGAAGTACACATTCATATAGCTGATGATAAAATAACCATCCAGGATAATGGCTCCGGGATGACTGTTGATGACATTAACCAAAAATTTCTTAATGTTGGATACCAAAAAAGAGAACACGGAAACTCAATAACACCAAAATTTAAACGCAAAGTAATGGGCAGAAAGGGAATTGGCAAGCTTTCATTATTTTCGATTGCTCATAATATTGAGGTTCATACTTGCAAATATGGTGTAAAGAGTGGTTTTAAAATTTCAACAGACGCATTGGAGAAAAAAATTAAAGAGGGTGAATCTACTTATTTTCCTGATGAAATCGAGTTAGATAAGATTCAAATAGAGAAAGATGGCACGCTGATTATACTTACAGATTTGAAAAAGAGGACTAGCAACGCGGCTTCTTTTTTACGGAAAAGACTCGCTCGGAGGTTTAGTATTGTTGGTGCAGAGTACAATTTCCAAATTTATATTGATAACTCTCCAATTGAGGTCACCGATAGAGAGTATTTTCATAAAATAAAGCACTTATGGACTTATACCGATGAAGAGCATGATGTAGATTATAAAAAGTATTGTAGAGAAAAGCTTGCTTTTTGTGATGATCAAAGACCGACAGTGATAGAAGGGACCCCTTATAAAGTTCATGGATGGATTGGGGCAGTGGAGTTTTCAGGCGACTTAAAGGACGAGAATGACAATTTAAATAAAATCGTTGTAATGGTCCGGGGGAAATTGGCACAGGAGGATATATTAGAAGACTTTTCTGAAGGTGGGTTATACACTAAGTATCTTATCGGAGAACTTCATGCTGACTTTTTGGATTTAGATGAGGAAGCCGATATTGCAACTAGCAACAGACAGAGAATTATCGAAGACGACCCTAGGTACATCTATTTGAAAGAATTTCTGAAAAAAGAATTAAGACATATCGCTAATCACTGGACAAAACTTAGGAACGAAGAGGGGAAGGATCAAGCATTAAAAATTCCAGCAATAAAAAACTGGTTTAGTGAGCTTGGGAGTGATCATAGAAAAAAAGCAGAATCTTTGTTTGGTAAAATTAACCAACTGACTTTAGATCCTGATGCAAAGAAAGATTTGTTCAAACATAGCGTGTTGGCTTTTGAAAGTTTTAGATATAAAGAGAATCTGGAGCAGTTTGACAAAATATCACCTGAAAACATTCAACTGATAGCCAAGGTAATTGATAACTTTGATGATATTGAAGCAACCTTGTATCATCAAATTGTAAATGAAAGATTAAAAGTAATAGAGTTACTTCAAGAAAAAGTTGATGATGATGCTCTTGAAAGAGTGTTGCAAGAACATTTATATACCCACCTATGGCTACTTGATCCATCATGGGATCGTGCAACCGAAACACCATATATGGAACAGTCAATTGCCAAGGAATTTGAAAAAGTGAATGCTGATTTTTCTGAGGAAGAGCGAAAAGCGCGATACGATATAAGATATAAAAAAGTTTCTGGAAAACATGTAATTATTGAATTGAAAAGAGCTAGCGTAACAACTAATACTTTCAAACTAATGGAGCAGGTTACTAAATATCGTGACGCTCTTAGAAAGGTACTAATTGAAACTGGTAAAGAATATGAACCGATTGAGATTATCTGTATAGTCGGCAAACAATTATCTGATTGGACAAATGAATCAAAGAGAGAAGAGTCTGCTCGAGCATTAGCTTCCTATAACGCCAGGGTGGTGTTGTACAAACAACTTATTGATGATTCCTATAATTCATATCAAAGTTTCTTGGAAGTCAACAAGGAAGCTGGAAGAGTATCTAGGTTGATCCAAGAAATTGATAATGACATGAGTCATTTATTAAGTTGATTTAACTTCTATGAGGTTATGATTGTCGACTATCCAGCTATCATTTTCCTCGTAAGTTAAGCCATCGCATCTAACGATCACTGGTCGACCACCACAAGCAGGTGCGTAACATTTGATATAATATTCCGCACTTAAATCAATCTTTGGAGGCTTCCCTGTTAAAATTGGATAGCCAAGACTACGGTTTGTTCTGAATTTTTTTCGATTTTCCATTTGCCCATTGAATGAGTGATATGGAAAATCTTTTTTATTTATTACAAGCCAAGCACTGATGTTCGTGTTTATACCGAGATCTTCCATCGCAGACTCATCAATTTTAATATATAATTCCTCATTTCCTGTTTCGGGACGATGACTTGCTATAAGGATTCTCATATTAAACCCTCCCCGTAACGATGAGTAACCAGAATGATACACTTTATTTTAGTGTCTGAGAGAATATGCCTTCTTGTAACGAGTATATCTATATTTTAATCAAATTAGGCATTCCCTAAACACCATTTGTTCTCACCATTTATCGACAGGAGAATAATTGCAAACAAAACTGCAAACGCACTGTTTGCAAAAGGCGGAAATGTAATGAAGTGTTAAGGCGATATATTAGATAAGAATCCGCATAAGAGGAAGCATATTGCACCATTTAGAAAAGGATGGAAATACAGGACTTCTTGTTGACAGGGTGGGGGTCGCTGGTTCGAACCCAGTCCGGATCACCATATAATGAATGCTGAAACCCTTGGTAATCAAGGGTTTTTCTTATGTCCTCGACCATCCACCCTGACAACATAGTGCCTCCACGTTGTCGCTTGACAACATTTTGACAACCTTTATTCGACTAAAGTCATTTTGAGCGTTTCTGCTTCATCATTTTTTCGAAGTTGTCAGCCGCATCTTTTTGCATGTCCGGCATGACATGACTGTACACGTCCATTGTGATCCCCACACGGCTGTGGCCCAGGCGTTCTGATACGACCTTGGGATGCTCCCCCATCTGCAGCAACATGGTTGCATGCGTATGGCGCAGATCGTGGAAGCGGATGGGAGGCAGGCCGCTTTTCTTGGTGATCCGCTCGTAATGCCTGAGCAGGTTTCGCGGGTCTTGTGGGCGCCCGTCATCGTAACAGACAACCAGATCGTGGTCCTGATAGCCCTCACCGTACTCGAAACGTAATTTGTTCTGTCGAGCTTTATGCCGCTTCAACTCCTGGAGCACAAATTGCGGAATAGCAATCCGTCGCTTCGCGCTTTTTGTTTTGGGCTCCTGAAAGATAATTCCCTGGTTGGACGGGCGGTAAAGCGTCTGCTGCACGCTGATTTTCGCTTGGTCAAAGTCAATGTCCTTCCAACGTAAACCAAGGATCTCTCCGCGACGCATCCCTGTATAAATGGCGAGTACAAAAGCGATGTAATACTTGTCCTTTTCAGCGACAGACAA